CTGCGCAAAGCATCACGTTGCTTGTCTGTGGCTCTTTCATTGAGCCAGCGTTTAGATTTGTTGGCACCGCTGCTGTCTTCTATTTCACGCATGAAGTCATCTGCGGCTGACATGGCTTGCACTTTACCGCCAATGGCGACTGAGCGCACCTTGCGCCCGTTCTGAGCCTTGACTAGCCCAATAGATGTATCGCCTACTGTACCGACTACACCAAAGCCATTGAAGCCCATTGCCATGAGGCACGAACCGTTGCCGAATATGTCCATCCATAGGAACGGCGATAGTTCCATGAGGTCGTATTCTGTCAGCGTGAAGTCCACCAATTCTTCTTTGCCTTGGCCTTGGAACTCATGTCCACATTCAACGCACATTCTGACGCTAAGAGGGTTGATAAACCCGCACTCTGGGCATTCTTTCTCTGGTGCGCCATCTGCGTTTTCATTCTCAGGCTTACCGTCTAGGTTAGCTGATTCGTCCAGCGCACCGTGGGTTAGAATGCTGCTACCGAAGTCCAGCACAACGCAGTCCTTTTTTATCTGGTCAGGATAAATCTCTGGGTCCAGAATGCGCAGACCTCGCCCAATCATTTGCACCATTGTTGACTTGAATGAACAAGGTCTTGTTAGAACTACGCAAGACACAGGCGGTGCGTCAAATCCTTCGGTCAAGACCGCTACGTTAACAACAACTTGTACGTCACCGAACTCAAGGTCATGCAGTATTTGCTTGCGCTCTTCTTTGGGCGTGTCACCAATAACCATTTCAGCGTTTACGTCATGTTCGATGAACATATCCAGCAAGTCTTTTGCGTGGTTGATTGTGGAACAGAACACAACGGTCTTTCTATCCCCTGCTCGTTCCTCCCACTCAGTAACCACACGCTCGTTAATGACGCGCTTGTTCATTATCTGCGCGACCTCATCCATATCAAAGTCATTGCCGCGCCGTGTGACCCCTTCCAGAGCCTCTGAGACACCAACATCTACAACGTAAGCCTTCGGTGGCACTAGGAAGCCTTCGCGTATCAGCGTGGCTAATTCTATCTGGTGTGAGCAATTGGTGAATACACTGCGCAGACCTTTACCATCCCCGCGATTAGGCGTGGCTGTAAATCCAACTATCTCAGCGTGTTCATTGTCTTTTCTGACAGCATCAATAATTCTAATGTATGAGTCTGCCGCTGCATGGTGACTTTCATCTATAACAACCATGTCGAACTTCGGCCTGTGACGCAGATTATTTTTACGCGACAGAGTTTGAACCATAGAAAATATAGCATCACCTTCCCACTTTTTAATCGTTCCATTGACGATACTGGTGGATATGTTCGGGTTTACCTTTAGAAACTTCTCTCGGTTTTGCGCTACAAGTTCGTCACGGTGCTGCAACACAAGAATGCGTTTGCCTTCTTTGTGCCGTTTACCAATAAGCGCAGACAACATAATAGTTTTGCCTGCGCCTGTGGGAGCAACTACGATTGTATTTTTATGGGTGTCCAGAGCGGTAATAGCGTCTGAAATCGCCACCTCTTGATAGGGGCGTAATATCATCTAATTTTCCTCTTCGCTAAAAGAATGTTGGGGGGTTCACGGCCCAAGGCCCCCCATCCTTGGTAGCAGGCGCGGAGTGCCTTGCCGCTACTATCTTTGCGCCCAGCTTGGAACGGGACTTCCAGCTTGTGGTGCTGGTGCCTGTGGTGGCTGGTATCCTGCTTGTGCAGATGGTGTTGACTGCATTGGCGCTGAAGCTGTTGCAATAAACTCATTTTGATCTGGCGTTAACGCAGCCAACAGTTGGTTCTGATCGCTGTATCCGTTAGTGCCTTTCTTAATGCCAATTTTAGCACAAATTTCCATAGCGTTCAAGTCATACACACCTGAGATGTTTCTAAGATTTTGCGCTGCGTCAGTCATATCGGTTGATTTAAGATTGTTGGCGCTTTCCACAATCTGGCGCAATGTTCTTAGGCCAATTTCTTTAGCTATAGGCATACCGCTTTTACCAATTTTATCACCATCTACAAATACTTTAGACCAGAATTTGCGACGATCAAATTCACCACCAATACAAGTAAATTCTAATTCCATCCACTTAGCGGCAGAACTTTGTGACTGCTTAAACCACTGGCCTGATCCAAACTCAGGCAGTTCAATGTTGCCACTTTTGACAACGATAACTGCTCTGGTTACTGCCCCATTTGGGATGAGTGAGAACTCACGGTTTCCGCCTTCATCTGCTGGTGTTTCGTTAAGATTAAACATTGTTATTTCCTTCGCTTTGCTGCGTTTCTGGTTTTACAAATTCCAGCGGTTTTCCATTGGCTGAAAGTTTTGAACTCATTTTTTCGATTAGTTTACCCAAGTGTGGTTCCTCAAGCGTTGCCAACCGACCAGACCTATCCTTTGCGGGATAGCCCCATTGGTTTAATGGCTGACAGACAAATGCGCGATAAGGCCCATTATCTCCTGTTAGGATAGCCATTGTAATTACTTCATCAACAATTCCGGGCAATTCTCGCCCTGTCTTGCTGCCTTCAATTTGCAAGCTGTATTGCTTGCGGCTGTAATCATCTGTGGTTTCGTCCAAGATGCCCACAAAGATTACGTTCTTTTCGCGGATATGCTGCAAGTGCGTTAGCCACTGCATCATTTCACGACCATGAAGCCCGTATGCTGCGCGAGTGTCCAGTTTTCCTGTCCTGTCGGACTTAGATTCTGGCTGTTGTTGACACCATGAAAAGCATAAGCGTCCTGCTACTGTGATTGAGTCCACAAACAACGTGTCATACTTTGACGTAACCTTGAGTGGATCACCTTCTACAGACGATATGTAATCATAATGCGCTTGGCTATATGGTTGATCTTCTGCCAAAGATGGATTTGGCCCACCCAAGAAACATGCAAGGTCGCGGCATTCGGGCCATGACTGCGGACGCAGAACATCAATCGCGTGACCTTCGATTGCTGAGTCACCAGCTTCTAAGTCTACAAACAACGTTCTGCTACCTTCTAAAGTCCTAGCTAGTGTGGTTTTACCCACACCGCTTTGGCCGCATACCACAATCTTGTGGCCTTTCTTTTCAGATAGCCGTTGATCGGCTGTAATGATTTGGAAACTCATTATTGATCCTCGATTTCTACTGTAAAGCGTCCAACCTCTGTGGTACGGGCGGCTTCTAATGTTGACTTGATTGCAGGTGGCGCGGTTGTATATTTGCGCTCTTCTACTGCATATGTCAGCTTTGCATAATGCTGTGCATTCTCAGGCGTCATGCTGTTGAATGTATCGCGCAATGCGCCTTGATCCCAAGTGACCTTCTTACCGACATTGGCTTTCATACGCACATTGCCTTCAACAATGTGGGCTGTACCAAAGTCTTTGCCGTCAGCACGTAATGAATCACGGGCTAGTGGCAGGAATAAATCAGACAATTGAAGTTCTACATCTTTAAGCTCATCACGAAGCTGGACAATTCCTGCCTTTAATTCGTCACGGCGCTCAAACAGTGTTAGGCTGTTCATAACGTTTCTCCTATTTTGCTATAGTGTCCCAAGACCTAGCACTATGCAGCATAGGCGTCAACCATTTTTTTTGGTAATATATATTTCTATACCCAAACAAGCCTTCATTAATTTCTTTTTCAGTTTAAATTCAGGGGTTTCAACACCTTTAGCGTCTTCAACAATTTCTTCCCAAACGCCATCTTTGTTCTCGCGCTCATACTGAAAGTCCGCGACATAGGCGCATATCTTCTGGTCGTTGACGATCAGATTGAACCTGACTTGCAGTTCTAGGTTCCTTACGGTGCCAGCCCGTTCTAATGCGTGTAGGTATAAATAGCGTTCTGATTCCCACTTAGAATCGAACTTGATGTTGTGAACTACAACCTTCTTATTCCCGTACTTGGGCCTTGACCCAAACCTTCTGGGATTATATGGTTTTGATGATGCCATGTCTGGGAAGGAACCCCTATGCCTAATCCAAAAGAATACAAGTCTGTCGGTTTAACAACAGATGCCTATGATAAATTAAAATATGTTGCGGAACAAGAAGACCGTCCCTTGGGGCGTCAGCTTTCTCGTTTGATTGATCTTGCCTACCAGCAAATCCAGAACGCCAAGCGCGGCTATCGGCCCACCAACATTGGTGGGATTGGCGGCGCTGCTACCGTATCTGTCATGGAACTAGAAGACTAAAGCAAACCCGCGTTTCCCAGACCGCCAAGTAAAGTAGCCGCCACCGCAGGGTTTTGGGCGGCTCTTTCTCGTAGACTAGGCTGTTGTCCCGGCATCATTGACTGTTCAGGCAACACTCCCGGCTGCACATCTGGAACACTTGTTCGGGTTTTCGGTTGTTGTGCCGGGGTGTTCATCTTCTTCATTGGGTCTCCCAACAAAGCAGTAGCTTGGTTTGTAGCTGTGGTTATTCCTTCATCAATGGTCTGCGGAATACCTTGGACTATCGCACCGCGAAACGCATCAGCCATAAGCTCACCAGCTATTTGCCTTCTGGTTTTTAAGTTGGCCCCTGCGCCTAGTTTCTTGTATTTCTTTAAGAACGAATCGTAAAACGTTCCTGATGAAAAAACTTTCCCGACAACTGTAAATCTTGCTAGTTTACCTAAGTTTTCTAATGGGTTAGCTGCAATGTTTGCAGCTACTAGATCACCACCACTGGCTGATTCGCCTAGCAGCTTCATAATCTTGCCAAACTGTTTCATATCTGCGGCGGCATCTGGGCCATATATTTCTAT